CGCCGCGACGGTTTCGGCGGGCTGCATCACGGCGGCGCCGGGTGCATCCTGATGGTAGCCGAGTACGCGCCCGTTCCCCATGGCGATGCAGAGCGCGCCGAGTTCGTCTTCGGCCGGCATCTGCACGATATCGCCCACCACGGCGGCGGCGGGCGCGATGCGCTCCAAGCCCAGCGCATCGAGCGCGGCGGCGAGGTCGCCATAGCCCCGATCGCCCAGCAGCTTCATCGCTTGCCGCTTCGACCTGTACGCGCCGGCCGGCGGCAGCTTGACGGTGTAGCCCAGCCGGCGGAGGTGGTGCGCCGCCATCCGCACGCAGTCGTGCATACCGAGCCGGAACGTCTTGTCCTTAAAGCGATCAAGCGTGGCCTGTGCGGCGGCGACCCGGCGGATCATTTCAGGGGACGGTGAACTCGCGGCTGGCATGGCGCGAGGGTGTCAGGGAGAGGGGTAGGGGATTACGGTTGACGGATCACAGCGTCACGCCAGCGGGACTATCCGTGCCCCAATAGACCTGATGCGTCACGCCGGTCGCGAAGGCGAACCCGGCCTCACCCGGCCAGACATATTGGTGGAATGTGTCGTTCAGGCGGGCGCCGTCATCGTTGAAGAAGAACTGCTCGAATACGGAGGTGATTTCGAGGTCGAGCAAGCGGCTGTTGGCGCCGGCCTTGAGCTTCGGCACATCCAACACGCCGAGGAATATCAGCAGCGGGTCGCCGATCACAAGGCCGGTCGCCGGATCGACAGCGCCGAGCCAGAATGACACCTGCGATCCCTGCATCTGCGCCGAGGCCAAATCGGCCGCCGCTGCGTCGCTCTTTGGGATCAGTGTTAGAACGAGGGACGGCGCCTCGTCGCCGCCGCCGTCCGTGAGCGGATCGATGCTCTCGATCACACCATAGGTCGCATCCTCGCCGGTGAACGTCTTTCCGCTGAAGCTGATGACGCCCGAGCCAGTCAGCAGACGCAGCGTATGGTTCGGCAACACGATCTCGACCGCGCCGAAGATCGTCGGGGTCCAGCCGGAAAGGGCTGTGTCGAGGGCCGGCGATAGCAGAGACATTGCCGGCGCAGGCTAAGACGCCGCGGCACGATGATTACGGCCGGTCAGGCCACCGCCCACAGCGCGATGCCGGATCCGCCGACGAACGCCAGCGCTGAGGCGGCGAAGGTCGCAAGGCCGAAGAGATAGGCCGAACTGCCCTGGCGGAATGCCTTCTTAGCCTCGGCTTGGTCCACAACGGCGGCGCCCGCGAGAATAGAATCCTGCGCGCGCTTCGCCTCATGAGCGGACACGTGGTGGAACCGATCCTGAGAGGCGAAGGCGAACATGTGCGCGAACAGTGCCAGCGCGAGACCAGCCACGAAGAACCCGAAAGCCAGCTTCAGGTGACCGCCGTCGAAGTGGACGGAGGGGGTAGCCGTCTTGGCAAGGTTGCCGGCGAAGGTGAACAGCGCCACCATTGCACCCCCGTTGGCCAGCATCAGCGATTGGAGCGCGCGATCAGCGATCGAGGCCTGAATCTTAACGCGCTCTGCGGCGTCGGCGGCATGTGCCGCATAGTCCATCTCGAAGATGCGGAGCGCGGCGGGGGATGCTGGTTCGGTCATGGCGTCTCTCTGACGTGGAGGCGTGAATTTTGGATGATGGTTCGCGAGGGATAACGGCGTCCCTACGCCGCCTCGGTGACGGTGAACTTCACATTGAGGTAGCGCGAGGCGGGCAGGGTCCACTCCTGCGCATTGCCGCTCAGAAAGCCCTCGATGTAGGGCGTCGCAAATTCGCAGACCGCGCCGTCGTTGGGGCTGATCCGCAGCATCGGGAAGATCGGGAGCGACATCATGCCGTAGCTGTCGGCAGCCGCGTCCGCCGAGACACCGTGCAGATAGCGCCGGCCGCCGTAGATGATCGAGAAGAACTGCCCCTCGCTCGCGGTATAGCCCGGCGTGAAACCGCGAAGGTTCAGCGTTGATCCGGTCTGTCCTCCAACATTCACGACCGGGGCACCGGGATTGCCGGGGTCAATTGTTGCCGGGAAGGCAAACAGGCCGCCCTCGGTCAGCGCGCGGCACAGGCGGGCTATCACGACCCGGCCATCGCCGGCGGTGTCCAGCGACGGCATCTCGATATCAATGCCGAAGCGGTTGCCGATCCGGTTGAGGCGCTGGGCGACGCCACCACCGGGCGGGGTCTGCACGCCGCCGAAATCGATCAGGCGTGGGGTGCCGCCGACGATGCCGCGGATGGTCGGGATCAAGATGGACATCAGTTGCCTCCCAGCCGGCGGCGGGCGGCGCGGTTGGCCTGTGAATTGGCCATGCTCGCACCTCCGGCGGCGATGCGCGGAGCCGCCGCCTGGATCTGCGCACCGGATACCGCGCCGGAAATGTGCGTCACCTTGGCGGTGAACACGTCGTCGTTCGTTTCGACCGAGACATGGATGCGGCCATCGAGGCCACTGCTGTGCGAACTCGCTGCCCGCATGTTGGCCGGCACGATGTTGACCGTCTCGCCCTGGTTGACCCGCGCGACCGGCTGGCCGTTGATCGACATGACATTGCGGTCGATCCCGCCATTGCCGGCGATGCCGAACGAGCCGCCGCCGGCGAATGCCGGGATGCCGAGCGTCGCCGGGTCGATCGCCGTCACGCCGCCGTTCAGGAGCGAGCCCGTGCCGAAGCTCCCGCCGATGCTGGAACCGATTCCCGAGCCACCGCCGATCCCGAGGAACTTGCCGATGCCCCCGAGGATGCTCGTGACCCCGCTGAAGTTTCCGCCGGTCCCACCCCCGAACAGCTTTGCTTCCGCCGACTTGAACGCGATCTGGATGAAGTCGTTGAGGATTTGCCCGGCAATCCCGTGAAGGTGGAGAGCCTTCGCGACCGCATCGCCGAGGCCCCGGTTCATCGCCTCCACGCCGTTGACGGCGGCCTGCTCGAAGGCCTCCTCGATGTCGCGGGCGGTGCGGGGGAGGTGATCGGCATAGGAGGCCCAAGGGCCGGCGTTCTGCTGCCGCGTATTAGCGGCGCGTTGGGCATAGCGCTCATCCAGCGAGGAAAGGCGCGCCCGAACAGGCGCCAGATCAGTGCCGGGCTTGGCCGTATCGATCTGGTTCTGAAGGTTCGCGCGTTCCTGCTGCTTTTCAATCTCCAACAGGCGCAGTTGGATAGCGAGCCTGTCGCGCGCTGTGCGGGCCGAAGACTGCGCACCATCGAGCAACTCGCGTTCGATGTCCAAGCGGGTCTGGAATAGTTCGTTTTGCTGGTTCGCGAGATCGGCATTCAACTGTACGGCGCGGTTGTCTCTATCTTGCACTGTCCGCGCTTTGACGGCCTCTACGAGGATAGCCGCGCGGGCATTGATCAGGTCCGCTTCCGATTTCGGCGCCTTGGAGAGATCAATCTTACGCTGGCTGTCGATGTCGTCCAGTTGGCGTTTGCGCGCGAGATCAGCGATATCTCCCTCAAGCGCTGCACGATGGCCTATGTCGCCAGTAGCCTCCGCCTCCGCGCGAAGCTGCTCCGCCTGATACCCCGCGAGCTGATCATTGAAGCGCTTGGTCCGCGCCTCTGCCTCGGCCGCGAGTGTATCGGCGGATTTCCCCTTCGGCCCCTTGGGCGCGAACAGCTTGTCTAGCGCGGACTGATCGACCTTGCTGGCGGCGGCCTGACGCTGCCGCTGGAAGGCGTCATCGACGCCCGAGAGACCCTTCTTGATGCGGGCCTCTTCATCGTCCTGCGCCTTGCCGCGCGGTGCGCCTGCCCAGTCGATGATAGCCCCTGCCGCGCTGCCAGCGCGACGGAGCGGGTTGATCTGGGAATCGGCGAAGTCGAGGCCCTTGCCGAGCGGGCTATTCGCGAAGCGCTCATAGGCAGTGACCGCTTTGCCGATCCCGTTCACGAGGTTAGCGAAGGAATCGGCCAGCTTGTTGATGGCGTCGGCATTGTTCGCAACGACGCTAGCGATCTCAACCTGAAGCTGCGCTTTGACCTGCTCCAGCTTCTTCGCGGTGTCGTCGAGCTTGGCGATATCGGAATCCGACAGGACGGCGCCAGTGCGTTCCAGCGCGGCGGCCAGATCGTTTACCTTCTGGTTGCCGCCCGACAGCATCGCATCCAGCTTCACGCCGCTCTCGCCAAACAGCCGCATCTCGACGGCGGCCCGCGTGGACTTGTCCTGAATGCTGGTGAGGGCGTCGATCAGCGCCGGCAGCACGTCGCCCGAGGATGCCGCACCTTTGATGCTGACACCGAGCGCCGCGAACGTTCTTGACTGCCTGCTGTTGCCGCCCTTGGCCTGCCCGAGAAAGTTGTTCAGGTGGCTCACGCTGGACGCGAACTGCTCGTTCGAGACGCCGGCCTCGCGCGCGGCGGCCTGATAGACCTGCACCTGCTTGGTCGTGAGCCCCGTCGCGTCGCCCACGTCGCGGATCTGCTTGGCGAAATCGACGGCGTTGCTGACGGCAGCTACACCGGCAGCGACGGCGCCGGCTGCCGCCACGCCGGCAATCGCACCGGGCGAGAACGAATAGCCGAACCGGCCCTGCGTGGCCTGCAATGCAAACTGGTTGGCAGGACCGAGCCCACCGTGGCCGGCACGCTGCACGACGGCCTGCTTCTCCGCCTGCTCAGTGCGCAGCTTCTCGATCGCGAGCAGCTCACCTTCGGCGCGGATCGCGGCCTGCTCGTCGGTCAGGCCGGCGCGCCTATAGGTCGCGATGCGCTGGAGGTAGGAGACCTGATCCTTCAGTTCGAGCTTGACCGCGCCCTCGGCGACGGCCGCCTTGGCGCGGAGGTCGAACTGATCGGCGAGGAGATGGTTGACCTCCCGCTCGGCGGCGATCTCTTCGGCTGCTGCACCCGGCACCGTGATGCGAGCCATCGCCGCCGTCTGCCGCGCAGCCTCGGCCCGCGATCCTGGCTCCGAGCGCGAGCCGATGGCCTTACCCGATCCACGCTGGGAGCCGGGACGATCGCTGAACAGGTCGGAGGCGACGGACACGGAGCCCCGCTTGCGCGCCGTCTGCTCGACCGCCGCCTGCTTGCGGCCCTCGGCCGCCACGACGGCATCAGCGGCGCGCTTGGCGCTCGCAACCTCTGCCTCATCCGCAGCCTTGGCACTCGCCGCCCGGTCCTTCCGCGCCCTGCCGATGCGCTGGGTGGACTGCTCCTCAGCCTGCGCCATCGCATTGGCGCCGGCCTTGTACTTCTGCCCCTCGGCCTGAAGGTCGAACGTCTGGCTCTTGAGCGCGCCGACCGACTTGTAGAACCGCCCATGCGCTTCAGTCGCGCGGTTGAACCCGGCCTCGTACTGGTCGAGCCCCCGCAGCACCAGATCGGCAACGATCGCGTCAACAACTTCGGCCATCAGTGCAGCACCTTCGCTAGGCCCTTGTCGGCGAGCCGTTCCTGCCGGCGGCGGATGAAATCGGCGTCAGGCGCTTCGACTTCTTCCTGCTCATCGGTCGAGTGGCGGTCGTTCCAGTTCCAAAGCATCGCCTGATATTCCCACCACGTCAGAGCCTTGGCCTCGGACGGCGGGATGCCCATCATCGCGCAGTTGGTGAGCGCCGCCGCGAGGTCGAGCTTTTCTTCGGGGTCGCCGGGCTTTCCCCCGGCTCGCCTTTTTTTGGCGGGGAGTACCCTTCGATCAGCGCAGCGAGGATGGCGGCCGCCAGCGCCCATGTCTGACGCAACGCCATGCGCCGCTCGCTGATGCCCAGAACATAGGCGTCGATCAGGTCGTTCGCGCGGACGCTGGAGACCTTCACTTCCATCTTATCGACGACGCCCGACGCGCCGCCGATGAGTCCCTGACGGATCACCTCGACCAACTCGGGGAAACGATAATCCGCCTCGGTCGGCATAATCTCGTCGTCGCCGATGCCGTAGCGACCGCGCAACGTGCGTGCATAGATCGCGCCGATACCTGCCCCGCACTTCCGCTCGATCTCCGCAATCTGGGGGAGACCGAGACGGAAGCTGTATTCGCCATCAGCGAATTTGAGGTCGATCCATGTCTGCACGGATCAGGCCGCGTCGTGCCACGTGATGACGCCATCCGACGCGAAGGTGTACTGCGCCGTGACGTTGACGCCATCGGTCGCGCCCAGTTGGATATCAATCAGGACGAAATCGCCTTCCCAATAGCCCGAATCCACCGCGTCATCGGCGGGCTCGCCCTCGATGAACCGATACTTGAAGGGCTTGCCCTTGATCGCGCGGATCAGGGGCGCGAGGGCGCGGTTGTGGGCGCCGTTGCCGGTGATCTGGTAGCTCTCGCCGGTCACGTTGAGGCTGCGCACTGGGACCATCTCGGGATCGGCGCAGTCGCGCAGATATTCGTCGCTGGTCTGGAAGCTGTTCTGGAAGTTGCGCGTGGTCAGACCGCACAGGATCGACGGCGTGGTGGTGTCGGCCGGATCGCTGCCGATCGCCGGCTTGAATACGGCCACATCGAAATACTGGCCTTTGACTACGCTCGGGATCGTCATCGCAGGTTGCTCCTCTGAGTTTGGCAAGGAGCGTAGGGAGGGCGGGCGTGCCGATTACGGCGGTCAGCCGGCAACCTCGACCCGCAGGTTCACCACCGCGTGCCACGCGCCGGCCTCATCCGGGTCTTGCAGCAGGTTCGTCCCGGTCCACGTCACGCGCGCTTTGCCGGCGCCGCCTTCCAGCGCGAGCGTAGTGTCGTCCACCGCGCGCCCGATCGCGTCGGCCATCTTCGCGGCGGCATCCTCGGCGGTCATGGTGATGGCGCCCGAGCCGTTCGTGATGTCCTTGGTGAAGGCGTGGATCGCGACGGTGACGGCGCTGCTGTCGAGCCCAGACGCGCGGAACGGCGCGACCATCGAGGCGCCGTATCGGATGAAGGGGAAGGTCGGGTTCGCGGGCACCGTCGCGGGGTAGATGCGTGCCGCGGGAATCAGCGCGGTCACGCCAGCATCGGCCTTCAGGCGCGGCAGGATCACGCGGCGGATGGGGAGGGCGAAGTCCTGTGCCATCAGATACCGATCACCTTGCGGATGGCACTGCGCAGCCCGGCCAGCACCTCGGTGCGGTTCCGCGCGACCGCCGGCCGCATGAAGGGCCGTTCCGCTATGCGCGAAGTGCCCAGCTCCATGTAGAGCGCATGGTCGCTGTCCGCGATCACCGCCGTCTGCACCTGCGCCGGCGTCTCGATCAGCTCGCCGACGTGGATGCTCTGGTCGAGGTCGTGGGTATCGGCGTTCGGCGGCTCGCCCGGCGCAGATGGCACATGGCCCGGCCCACTGATGGCACCATCGAGGATGCTATGCTTGGCATCGGCCGAGATGGTCTCGGCGCCGTCGAGCAGTGCGCCGCCGGCCGCCGCGATCATCAGCGAGGGCGAGATGCGGGCAAGGCGCGCAGCATGCTTGTCGTCGAGCCGGATCATGCCCGCCGTCCCCGACCGACCCAGCCGATTCCAGCGGGGTCGCGTTCCAGGCTGCTCACCAGCCATGCCCCGGCAAACGGGCCGCCGGCGATCTCCACCCGCGCATCGGTATCGAGCGCCCCGGCCAGCGTCGCCGCGAGGATGATGAAGCGCACGTCGCCATCCGCGAAGCCCTGCGACTGCCGCATCGCCTCGGTCGCCGCATCGATCTGCACGGTGCAGTCGCGCCGCAGCACGCCGCCGGGGGTCAGGATCGACCCGCCGTCGTCATAGATGGGATCGGTCTGCGTCACGACCTGTGCTGGGTAGAACGGGGCGCCGAGGGCTGCGCTCATGGTCTGGGCAAGGCTGGCGAAGGCGGCGGGGAGGGTCACTTCCGCTCCTTCAGGCGATCGAGCGCATGGGCAGCGCCGGCGAACATCGCCTGCGCCATGCGCTGGTCGGGTTTGATGCAATTGCCTGAGAAGGGATCGAGGCCGGCCAAGGCATTCGCTGCCTCCATCCAAGACAGGCCGCCGCGTTGGGCCAGCCGCTCAAGCGATTGGCTATGGTTGCGCTCAGCCTGCTTGCGAAAAAGCTCGGCCACCTCCCAAGGGATTGCGGCCTTGATTCGCTCGCCCTTTGCATCCCTCATGATGATCGGGAAGGATCGGCGCTCAGTCATGCGGGAAACGGCCACAGGCCGATCGGCAAATGCCCCGGCGCCGTGACACGAGGCCCACCCTTGTTCCGCGCGAGCAGCCGAAGATATTCCTGCCCCGGACGGGTACTTTCATAGCCGCCGGCAATCGCCTGCTTCACGGCCTCGTCGGAAAGGCGAGCCTGAAACGTACCGCTCTTGAAATCCGTAACGCCGGCTGCGAGCAGCCCCGCCATGTCGCTGCCCGCGATCCCCGGCACGCCCGCATCGAGCATGTTGTGCGCCGCGACCGCGATCAGGGCCGGGGCATAGTCGCCCTCGCTCCACGTCTGGTCCACGAAGCGGCCGGCATCTTCGAGCCAGTACCAGATCGTGTCGTCGTCGAGACCCGTAAACGCCGGGTAGCGGAGCTTGAGGTCGGCGGGGATAGGGGGATCGTAGGCCACGCGCGGAGGCTATGCGGCGGCGGTGCGGGCGATTACGGTGGGGTGGCTGCGGGGAGACATGCCTTGAGCAAGATGAACTATGGCAGGCGAGGCCCGCCTCGACCTGGGGCTGGATCAGTCGAGTATCAGACTTTGCCCGATCGGCCATATGTCCATGAAACCAGCGAGGATAAGAGGCGCCGCCAACGTGAGCGCGTAGCGGAGGCGCGCGAGAGGGGCGAGGCGATCCGCGCTGCCGAGCGACTGGCTCGATTTGGTGACGATCCAGACAACCCCTTCAAAGTGAAAGGGCCGCCCCGTGAGGAGCGGCCCCGCAAGACGTAGGCGGAGGGATCAGGCGGCGGGCTTGGCCGAGGGCGTTTTCTTGGCGACCGTCTCGGCCTCCTTGGACTCGATGCCCTCGATCCCCTCCGGCGCCTCCGGCAGTTCGACCGTCTCGGTCTTTCCCGGCAGCACCTCGACGAAACCGCCCGGCACCTTGAAGGCCTTGGGGCGGAAGTCGTTGTTCGTGACCTCGTACCGCATGGCTTAGGACCGCGTGCCGGTGCGGAGGACATCGGGCCGCTGGCAGAAACACAGCGGGTAGCTGTACTGCTCGCCACGGGTCCACGCCTGCCGATCCCGATCGAGGATGTTCAGCGCGTAGATGTTCTGGCCCGGCGTGTTGACGTAGGGACCGAACTCGGCCGGCGCCATCGCCTGCTTGAACACGTCCTGCGCGCCGACCGGGAAGAAGATCGCGTCATCCACGCCCACGGCTACGGTCGAGTTGTCGTCGGTGCCCTGGTAGTTGTGCCAGGTGATGCCGCCGAACACGAAGTCGCCGAAGCTCTTGTCGCCCCGCAGATCCGCCGCCGCGGTCCAGTTCAGGTAGGTCTTGACGACCTGCGGGTGGTTGATGAGCCCGTCGAAGAACGCGTCGCCGACCAGCGCGTGGATCGTGGTGCCCGGCCCGAACGCGCCCTTGGCGGAACGCTTCATCGAGCGGATCAGCGCGGCGCACTTGCCGCGCACGTCGGTGTCATCCACGTCGAGCGCGAAGGAGATCGCCGTGGGAGGCGTGACGCCGAACGCGGTGAAGTAGTTGTAGATCACCGTCGTGCCGTCCGCGTCCAGAAGCAGGCCCTGAAGCGCGCCGAGGCGGTGGTACTCGTGGGTCAGCTCCATGTCGTTGCGGACCCGCGCCGAGCGGCGCAGATACTCGGTCTGCACGCTCTGAAGCTCGCTCTGCGAACCGAACGCCCGGATGCCCTGCACCTCCTCGGCATAGAGCGTGAAGCCCTTGGCGAGGCGGGTCGTCTTGAGCGGCACGGCATCGCGGCTGTCGCGGACCAGCTCGCTCGGCGGAGCGCCGACCGGGGACGACGGGATCAGCGTGAGCGTGTCGCCGCGACGATCGACCCAGATGTCACGGGTGGAGACCGGCATCGGCGTGAAGAGGCCGAGCGAACCCAGCATCTGGGGCACATAGTCCATCTTATTGACGGCACCCGTCAGGGAGGTCATCGAGAAGGCCGACGAATTGAAGATATCCATTCCAACCATGGTCAGCCTCCTTATCGAACGATGATGCCGAGCGCGGCGAGCGCTGCGTTGGCAGTCGCCTTCGCAGCGTCGTTGGCGCCAGCCGGATAGGCGAGGTGAGCCGCAACTACTTCGGCGTCGCGCGCGATGACGGTGCGCTTCTGCGTGCCGACCGCGCCCTCGAAGAGGATGCCGGCGATCGTCTGCGAACCGTCATTGCCGGCGGCGTTGTAGGCGACGAAGTTGCCGCCCGAGGCC